TATGTACGATAGATTTAGTTATACATTCCGTTATGTTCCTCTTAATGGAGACATCGCAGGAACTTGTGCTAGAAATGATCTAACACAATTCCCTTGGTTCTCACCAGCAGGAAATTCTAGAGGTGCAATCCTCAACGCAGTAAAACTAGCATATAATCCTAGTAAAGCACAAAGAGACAAACTCTACACTAATAGAGTGAATCCAGTAATTTTCCAACCAGGTGATGGAATCATCCTGTTCGGTGATAAGACTGGATTTGGAAAATCAACCGCATTTGATAGAATAAACGTACGTCGTTTGTTCATCTATCTTGAGGATGCGATTTCTGCTGCTGCTAGGGATCAATTATTTGAGTTCAATGATGAGATCACAAGAACAAACTTTGTAAATATTGTTGAACCATTCCTTCGTGATACTCAAGCAAAACGAGGAATCTTTGATTATGTCGTCATATGTGACGAAACTAACAACACCGCATCTGTAATAGACAATAATGAGTTTGTCGCAGATATCTTCATTAAACCCGCACGTTCAATCAACTTCATTGGTCTAACCTTTGTCGCTACAAGAACTGGCGTATCCTTTGAAGAAGTAATCGGTAACGTTTAATAACTTAAGGAAGTAACAACTCATGGCTACAAGAAACCAACTAAATCCACCTCCATTAAGAAAGATTACTGATTTTAAGAGTAAACTTAGTGGTGGCGGTGCACGTTCAAATCTCTTTGAATGTGAACTTGCATTCCCACAAGCAGTAAGTGTAGAGGGTTTGAATGACATTTTGAATAAGGCAAGATTCTTAGTCAAAGCAGCAAACTTACCTGCATCTAACGTTGCTCCAATTGAAGTACCATTCAGAGGTAGGGTTTTAAAAATTGCTGGTGATCGCACATTTGATACTTGGACAATCACAGTAATCAACGATACAGATTTTGCAATTAGATCTGCTTTTGAGAAATGGATGAACACAATTAACAGAGTTTCTGATAACACTGGTACAACTAATCCAGCAGATTATCAGGCAGACGCATTTGTATTCCAACTTGATCGTAGCGGAGAGACATTAAGAAAGTATCATTTCTATGATGTATTCCCAACACAGGTTGCACCTATTGAATTATCTTATGATGCTCAAGGAATTCAGGAGTTTCAGGTCGAACTTCAGGTTCTTTATTGGGAAGCAATTAAAGGTAACGGTGCTAACGCTGGTGGAGAGGACATTAACTAATCACCTAAATAGTGCTATAATAGAAGTAAAAATATTATACTATGGCTAAACTGTTTGGTTTTTCTATTGATGATGGTAAAAGTAAATCACCGTCAGTAATATCCCCTGTCCCGAAAACTAATCAGGACGGGGTTGATAATTATATTTCCAGTGGATTTTACGGTTCATATCTGGATATTGAAGGTGTTTACAGAACTGAACATGACCTAATTCGTAGATATAGAGAGATGGCACTGCATCCAGAGTGTGATGGTGCGATTGAAGATGTTGTTAATGAAGCCATAGTTAGTGATTTGTATGATTCTCCCGTTGAGATAGAATTATCTAATCTTAATGCAGGTGATGCATTAAAAAAGGCAATAAGACAAGAATTTAGAAATATAAAAGAAATATTAGATTTTGATCGCAAAGCACATGAGATATTCAGAAACTGGTATGTTGATGGTAGATTATATTATCTAAAGGTTATTGATGTCAAAAATCCAATGGAAGGGATACAGGATCTAAGATACATTGATCCCATGAAGATGAAGTTTGTCCGTCAACAGAAAAAAGAGGATCCCAGAACAAAAATACAAGTGGGTGCTAAAGGTGGAGCAGAGGGTGTTAATGAACCAGATATTGAAGAATACTTTTTATATACAGCAAAACCTAATTACAATTCTGGTATGGTCGCAGGATCTGGTGCTAAAAGAGGATCAGTAAAAATTGCAAAAGATTCAGTGGTTTATTGTAGTTCTGGATTAGTTGATCGTAATAAAGGAACTGTTTTATCTTATATGCATAAAGCAATCAAGGCTCTTAATCAATTAAGAATGATTGAAGATAGTCTTGTTATCTATAGATTATCAAGAGCACCAGAAAGAAGAATATTTTATATTGATGTTGGTAATCTTCCAAAGGTAAAAGCAGAACAATATCTTAAAGAAGTGATGTCTCGTTATAGAAATAAACTTGTTTATGATGCTAATACTGGAGAGGTGAGAGATGATCGCAAGTTTATGTCGATGATGGAGGATTTCTGGCTACCAAGAAGAGAAGGTGGTCGGGGTACTGAAATTACAACTCTACCAGGTGGACAAAATCTTGGTGAACTTGCTGATATTGAATACTTCCAGAAAAAATTATATCGTGCATTAGGTGTACCAGAGTCAAGAATCGCTGCAGATGGTGGATTTAATTTAGGTAGATCATCAGAAATATTGAGAGATGAATTAAAATTTTCTAAATTTGTTGGACGTTTAAGAAAAAGATTTTCAGCGATGTTTAACGATATGCTCCGCACTCAATTGATATTGAAGAATATTGTTACACCAGAAGATTGGGAAAGTATGGGAGAACATATTCAATATGATTTCTTATATGATAATCAATTTGCAGAATTAAAAGAATCAGAAATGATTCAAAGTCGCTTAGGCAATCTAGCAACGATAGAACCATATATTGGTAAATTTTATTCTACTGAGTTTGTAAGAAAGAAAATTCTAAGACAAACAGATAGTGAGATAGAAGAAATTGATAATCAAATTGAAGATGAGATACAAAAAGGTATACTACCTGATCCATCACAGATAGATCCAATAACAGGTCAACCATTACCTCAAGGACAAGATTTAGGTGATGTTCCACAAGATCAAGACCTTGAAGCAGAGGCAGAAATTACTGATGCAGAGGCACAGAAAGACGCTAGAAAAGCCGAGATATAAATAAGTTATATAATTATACTATTTTTATGGAAAATAATGATGCTCAACCAACAAATGTGTTGGATATGATCGCCACTGACGCTAAACCTGCAGAAATCACAGACACATTGAAAAATATGATCTATGCTAAAGCTGGTGAAAAGATTGATGGCATGAAAAAATATGCTGCAGCAAGTTTATTTGGTCAAGAACCAGAAGAAACAGAAGAACCTACAGCAGAAGTTGAAACTGAAACTGAAGTAGATCAAGAACCCGAAGAGGAAGAAGATGCCTAGACTATTAATTAAAGGTACAGAAGCAGCGATGGCTACCGCATCTGGTAGTGCATCAACATTTGGAAACGCTACCGTGGTTCGTGTAGTAAATACAGCTACAGGTGCTGATCATTTAGTGACTGTTGCAGAAAGTGCAGGTGGTACAGTAGTAGGAACCTTTACTTTAATGAGATCTGAAAGTGCATTAATTGAGAAACAAACCAGTCATGTAATCTTTGCTGCTAATGCTGCAGTCAAAGGTGCAAAAGTAGGATACACAAACTAAGAAAATGAAACTAATTACCGAAGAAGTATCAAACGTTAAAATTATTACCGAAGGAAAAGGTAGTAAGAAAAGAATGTGTATTGAAGGTATATTCCTTCAAGGTGAAATTAAAAACCGTAATGGAAGAATGTATCCAATCGACACTCTTGATAGAGAAGTTGGTAGATACAATGAAAACTTTGTCGGTAAAGGTAGAGCGTTAGGTGAACTTGGTCATCCTGATGGTCCTACAGTTAACTTAGATCGTGTATCACATAAGATTACTTCTCTTGTAAGAGAGGGAAATAATTTTGTAGGAAAAGCAACTTTATTATCAACCCCTATGGGTAAAATTGCATCTTCATTAATTGATGAGGGTGTAAAACTTGGAGTATCTTCTCGTGGTGTTGGATCACTTAAGGAAGACATGAACGGTTGTAAAGTTGTTGGAGAAGATTTCCAACTAGCAACTGCTGCTGATATAGTAGCAGATCCTTCTGCTCCAGACGCTTTTGTGAATGGAATTATGGAAGGAAAAGAGTGGGTTTGGGAAGGTGGAATCCTTCGTGAACAACTCGCAGAAAAGACAGAAAAGCGTATTAACACACTTGTCGATCAAAAAAGACTCGAAGAGTATAAGTTGAACTTATTCAACGATTTCTTATCAAATCTATAAGTTCTATAAATAATATCAGATTTTATAAAAATCAATTAGCCCTTGGTAGCAATTTACAAAAAATGGATAACGTAGTAACCAAAAACGCCAAGCCCGCAGAACCAATGGTATCTGGCGGTGCATCATATGAGGATCTAGGTGGACCTACACCTACAAACTCAAAACCAGACGACGACTCTAACAAGTTAAAGATTCCTGAGCTTGCATCTGTTAAAGATGTTGTTAACTCAAAAGCAGCAAAGGGAGATCCAATGCCTAAACCAATGATGGCAGGTAATGAACTTGAGGGAGAGGAAATCTCTGAAGATGAGGCTCCTGCAACTGACGAAGTTGTAGCAGAAGAGGAAACTACTGAAGAAGAAGTAGTTGCTGAAGAGGAAACAACTGAGGAAGAAGTTGTTGCTGAAGAAGAGGATTACAAAGTGGACGTTGAGCAAGACGTTCAAGCACTCTTTGAAGGTGAAGAACTTTCCGAGGAGTTCCAATCCAAGGCAAGAACAATTTTTGAAGCTGCAATCAAAGAAAAGGTTTCAGAAATTAAAGAGAATTTGCAGACCGCATACGAGCAAGCACTTGTTGAAGAGGTAGCAAGCGTAAGAGATGAGTTAACAGAGAGAGTTGACGCATATCTTGAGTACGTTGCCGATGAGTGGATTCTCT